TTAGGTTCCCGATGGCTGGAATAACGTGAATCCGCAAAAGGGTTTCATACTGTGACAGGGTGGCTTTTTCGATGTGCTGTTTTGCATATTCATTCATGTATCGCTCTGAAAACTCTTCAAAGGTGATCTTTTCGCCGTCTAAATATTTCCCTGACTTTACCGCCCGCTCAAAGTCCACGACAAATTCATTCAGCTTCTTTTCGATTTGTTTCTTTGTCATGCCCGGTTCCGGGGTGTAGGTATTGGTTTCTATGATTTGCGTTCCATCGGCCCGGCGGCCGTTGCTGACGGTGACTTGATAAGAGTCGCCACGTTTTCTTATGCTTGCCATAGTATCATCCTCCTTAAAATGGGTACAAAAAAGACGCCATACCGGTTGAAAGTTTGGCGCATGGATGATACAATATATTTGTTCAGGATACATTGTATCGGCGCAGCCGGTACGGATTATCTAAAAGCTCCCGGAGTTCGCAGCTCCTGGGGCTTTTTGCTACTTACTGTAATTTGATAATTTGCTCTGATTTTTTGTTATCGAAAGATATAACTTCGGATACTTCCAACGTTACATCGGACATGTCCTTGATTGAAAAGGCATGACAAACCTCAAGTGTGATGCCTTTTTGAATATCCTTCTGATAATTTGAAACAGCCTCATTTTCATCCATGACGATAGCGGTATCACATTCGATTCCATTTTGAAATGCCTGAATGTATGTTTTTATCATTGCACTTGTCGCTTCTTCGCCTTTGTTTGTAAAATTATAATAAACAAGCACACAGGGGTTTCCTTCATAATCTTTTCCTACTTCGTGCTTTACATATTCAACGGAATAATCATCCGTTTCAAAAATGAAAGGGGCCGAGAGATCCGCTTCCGTCTCCGCTTCTGTTTCCAGCTCTGTTTCCGGGGCAGCAGTGGATTCAACAGTTGGTACAGCAGTAGTTGGTTCTACTGGTGCTGAACTTTCTCCTCCACAGGCCGAAGCGCATAGCGCAAAAGATAAGCAACCAGCAATAAGTAATACTCTTTTCTTCATAATTTTATCCTCCAAAAGTTTTTATTAAAAAGCCAAAGGCTATTTAATTGGAATTATTTAAATAAATCAAAAAGGCTAAAAGTAGTCTTTTTATAGATTTTGTTATAGGCAGCCTTCTTCGGGTTCTTCAGCCAGCCCATTCCCTTCTTTCCGTATCCCGGGATAATCGCTTTTTTAATCGCCCTTTTGGCCCGGCCGGTGGTTCTGGCCTTAAAGGACTTCATGGGGCTTACTTTTCTCATTCCGAATTTCATGCGGTGTCCTCCTTATATCTGGAAATACTCATACACTTGAAGATTAGGTTCAAATTGTATGAAATAGTTATCTATCATAATACCCTGCCCGTATATTTTCCGGTAAAACTCTATGGCCTCCGTAAAGGTTTCCTCTGATACGTTAAGATATTCGGCTGCCTCGTACGGATTTCGGCACTGATGCTGATATGCTCTGATAATTCCCTGTAGCCCAATTCTTTTATTGTACCCCCAAAAACGGGCTCGGCGCTCTTGCTTTCGACTATCAACAGTATTTTGCTCAAGGATGTCACCAACAGTGGTATAGTAATGGCCCATTTCCTCAGCCAAAGTATCAGCCTTTTTTTGCAAGGTCGGAATGTTCTTCCGGATCGCAATGCGGCAGCCCTTGCAGCGTCCATCACCGGACAAGAGAGGAGCTTCTTTTACTATCAGCCCTGCTCCGTCGGCTTCAATCAGTAATTCATCATAAGTCAATCCATCAACCCCTATTTATTCCAAAAAGCGTCGTCATCCATGATGTCATTGTCATGTTTTCTCATATCGTCAGTTACTTCTATATCGGTGCGCTCGTGGGCGGCCTGCGGAAGAAGATAATCTTTGGAATATATCTTAGATAGATCCTCTATATTTTCAAGAGCCTTTTTTTGTCCTATCTCATTAAGTTTAAAGTAATAAGTCAGAAGGCGCTGGGTTTTTTTCTGGTTTTCTGGCTCCATGTATTCGATGATTATTTTACAACCATCGGGTAAAGTATAAACATAATCGGGCTTAATATCCTTCCAGCCCATGAGATAGGACGGGGTAGTGTCAAGAGCCTTGGCAATTAGAGCGATTTTTGACTGGGGCAGACCGCGGCCGTCAACCTCTATTTTATTAATGGAAGAGCGCGATTTGTAACCTGCTTTTTTTGCTAATTCCTCTTGAGACATGCTCAGTTCTTCTCTTCGCTGCTTTATACGCTGACCAATATTCATCGTTAATACCTCCTAAGTAGAGAATAGCACAATGTAGAAAAAAATTCAACTATTTTTGATAAAACTGTTGACAAAAATTGAACACCCGGGTATTATATGGGTTGTAGACAAAAATTCAACAAAATGGAAAGGAGTCAAGGATGACAAATACGAAGGAACTTTTATGTGAAATTGATAATTCAGGATTAAAAAAGTCTTGGATAGCTGATAAGCTGGGTTTATCGTACTATGGATTACAGAAAAAAATACATAACGAAAATGAATTTAAAGCCAGCGAGATCATGGCACTGTGTAAGATTTTACATATTGCTTCATCAGAGCGGAAAGAAGAAATTTTTTTTGCACACGATGTAGACAAAAATTCTACAAATAAAGAAAAGGAGAGTGTATGAACAATTTAATCAATCAGAAAACAGTAGACACGTCCCACCTGACACCAATCGAGATTGCGCTGGGGGTTGACGAGAACGGGATGACAACAGCAAAGAAGTTGTATGACTTTCTGGAATTGAATCCTGGAAATTATGCGCGGTGGTGTAAGAGTAACATATTGGAAAACCCATTTGCTGAAGAGGGAAAAGATTATTACTCTTCTTGCATGAAGAGTGAAGGAAAGGGAAATTTTGCTGATGATTTTAAACTGACCGCCCATTTTGCAAAGAAGCTTTCTATGACCCAGAAGAACCAGAAAGGCGAAGCGGCCAGGGACTACTTTACAAAAGTGGAAGATGGCGCAAAGGAAATGACGCTCCGGATGCAGGAAATGTCTCCCCAGTTACAAGTGATGATCAACATGGAGTTAGAGCAGAAGCGACAAGCCAAAGAACAGGAGCGACAAGCGGTAGAATTGGAGCAGGTAAAAGAGAATCAGAAGGTAATTGCACAGGCTCTGTCCAGGCCAGTAGAAAAGAATTTCCGTGAATGGGTGAATGAAAGTCTTTCCATGATTGCTGAAAGCAACAACTATCCATACATAGGTAGCTCCCAGGAGCGGTACAGGGCAGTGCGGGCGGAGAGTTATGAACGTCTTAATCGCAGGCGTCCTTGCAGGCTGGATTTGAAAGTAAGGAACGCAAAAGGGAATGCGGCAAATGCAGGAGCCAATAACACACAGATAAATGCTATCAATAAATTGACAGTAATTGAGGCGGACAAGGATTTGCGGCCGGTGTATGAATCTGTAATAAAGGAGATGCTGGCAGCCTACAGAGTGAGTGTATGAGGAGGAAGCATGAACAAACAAATTGAACAGACATTAGACAGCCGCGAAGTAGCGGAGATGCTAGGTAAGAGACATGATAACTTGGTGAGGGATATTAAAGGTTATTTGGAAGAACTTTCACTCCTCAAAAGTGAGGAGTCAGATTCACGGCTGAAAATTCAGCCATCAGATTTCTTTCAGGAAGGTAATTACATAAAAAGAGGAAAAGAATATCCTTGCTTCAAAATTACAAAGAAGGGTTGCGAGTTTACAGCCCACAAGCTGACTGGAATTAAAGGAACGGAATTTACGGCCCGCTATATCAACCGTTTTCACGACATGGAGAATACCATCCGGGAGGGTATTCCTCAGAAAGAAAAAGCCGATACGCAAGACCGTACCCGAATCATGGAAATGAATGCCCGTTCCCGGATGGCGCAGACATATCTTAAGCTGGCCCAGGTAGATACGCTCTCAGGTACATATAAAACAATCCTAACCGCGAAGGCCGCCGAGACATTAGCCGGAGAGCCGATTCTGCCTCTGCCGAAGTCGGAAAGAAAAGTGTATTCGGCAAGCGAGATAGGGGAACTGTTTGGAATTTCAGCAAATAAGGTTGGCCGGATTGCAAACGAATG